GGCCCACGTTGCAGCGTGTCGAGTATCTCATCCATCGTGTGCACAATCTCGCAACCCGATGCACCACACAGCGCAACGATGTCGCGTATCTGATCGTCACGTAGTTTGCTCGGGCTGAAGTGTCGGCGTAGATACTTACCAATGCTGGTGATTGTCTGCTTGTTGTCGTGGCCTGCTCTGTCATCACGTGTGTAGGCTAGGCGTTGCGGATCAGACGTTGAGATGTGCGGCCACTCAAGTACCAGCAAGTGCCAGTCGATTGGTGGTGCTAGTCTGACTGCCTCCCACACCGCATCGTGCATGGCGTACTCTCTCTGCTCACGGCCATGCCAACCACGCAAACCACTTGGGTCATAGCGCAGCACACGGGCAAGCTCTTGCATCCATTCGATGCGTGATTCGGGGTCATAGGTATAGATGTCTTTCATGGTTGCTTCTCCTTTGTTGTGGTTGTTGGGGACAACTTGTCCCTGAGTTGTTAAATTGAATCGGCTACGTGGTCCTGCGTGTTGCATACGAACCGGATTGTTTCCAACCGGAACGATGTTTCTTTCTCGTAGTCCTCGGCCATCTTCTCTGCTTCTTCACGGTTTTGTGCAGTCCACAGGTATCGCTCGTGGTAGTTGCGTGAGTGTGAGTAGAAGCGTAGGTAGTAGAGTTTGCTCATGTTGTTTCTCCTTGTTTACCAATCCAATGAAGCGCCGCCAATGTAGGCAGCGATTGCGTTTGCCATCAGGCTACTGTCAACGTCATAGCCAACACCTTCGCGGGTGAACTCCTCGTTCAGGTATGCCGCTAGATACCGCGCCATGTCGTTTAGTTCTTTCTCAGTCATGCGTATCGTCATTTCACTTCTCCCATAAAAACTCAGGGACACCATGTCCCCGAGGTACTGCATCACTCGTATGTCACGAGCAGGTTGCTCAACCGTTCGATCTCTTGTGCATCTTCGGTTGGGGTTAGTGCCATCCACGACTTCGGTGTGGCCTTGTGGAGTGGCATATCTCTGGCAATCGCTATCGCTCTGTCGATACAGGCAATCACGTGTTGCGCGTAGGCAATTTGGTTGGGCAGTCCGCGCATCTCTGCATCTGCTAGTTGGGCATCGTGCATCGCCCGATCTTCACGCCATACATTCAGACGTTTCTCTCTGGTAAGTGCGCGTTGCTGTGTGTAGTTGTTCTTCTCAAAGAGAGGCGCTCGGTTGCGTGCATGGGTGTTGGTGGGTAGCTGCTGTTGTTCTTGCGCGAAAGCAAGTTTGATCTTGCGTGGTATCCAGTCAGTCCAATGTGCGCCCTCGTCGGCGACGGTGTACTTCTGCCGCTTCGCTGCTTCTAGCGGAGTTAACTCACCCTGCCTTTGGTATGCGCGTAGTGTTGGCAGTAGCTTCTGCTGCACTCGCAGGTATTGCTCATAGAGTGTGCGGTGCTGGTACATCTCGTTCTTTTTGTAATGCCCGATCTTTGCGCGGGTTGTGTTCATCTCTGCCAGCAACGCGTTGATGAGTACATTCCACGGGTCAGAAGTTTGGTTGCGTAAGCGGGCGATCTTTAATTCATATCGTCGCTTGGTCTGCGCTCTGTCGATGATCTGCTTGATTGCGTTGAACGGAAGGCCGCGTTTCTCTAGCCGCTTGTAGAGTTGCTTCTTCGTGAGTTCGTGGTATTGCTTTCGCATAGTTCCTCCTTGTGTAAAGTCACAAGTTTATGCCTTGTGTCACGTAGTGGCAAGAAGTTTATGTTGTTCTGCCAAACAGTTTCCATTCGCTGAAACGCCTGAGATACCGCATGAATACAGGCGAAAATTTAGTTAGGAAAAAACTTAAGTCTACCTAACACGTGAAATATGAGAACACCATAAGCCTAGAGTGTTTATGCCAAGTTTAATGCCAGTTCATTTCTGGAACTTTGGCATAAAGTCTGTAGACCCCTGAAGCTATAAATAAATAAGTGTTATGTATACTATATAAATAAATTAATTATTATTAGCTAGTGTTCATGCGGGTTCTCACGCTTTTTTGCGCTGTCAACTGTTTGGCGAAACGTATTAAACTTCTATCCAATAGTCAACTATTGCTTTCAAGAAAGTATCTCTCCATAACATCTTTGTGAGAGATGATGCGTAGTTCGCGTCGATGATCGAGTGAACGTAGCTGCACTTCTTTCGGGTGATACGCTTTGTCGTAGTAGATGCCGAGGACTTCCCAATTACGGCGTTGGTAGGTGATGGTGTTGGGGTACTCAGGGACAATGTTTCCCTGAGTTGTTGTGGTGTGCATGATGTTTACTCCCAGATGATTTTGCCTGCGTCTGTTGCGCCAAAGAATTCAACGGTGTAGTGGTAGCCGTTTTCTTCCGCCTTCAAAGCGAGTTCAATCGCAAGAGAACGCGCACGTTTCCAGTCGTCGCCTTGTGGTGTGTATGGAAAGACTGCGATTTGGTTGCTGCCGCGAAATACTGAATAACAAAACATGATGTTTGCTCCTATTTGACAGAAAAGAGAATCGGCGCGAGGCCTCGCTTCCTCACGCCTTCCGTGAAACTTACTGCTAAGAACTCAGGGACAACTCGTCTCCGAGAATTAAACGCCTGCAAGAAAGCGCTTCTTCTGCGCAGCGGTGAGGTTATTAAACTTGTTGAGCAACTGCGTGACTGGATCGGGTTGCTTCGCTTTGGTCTTGCCGCTAGGCAAATCGCTTGGTGGATAGATGATATCGAGTACGCGCTGCACCGCTTTGTGTGCTGCCTCGGCCTTCTTGCCGCCGTTCACTCGATCAAACCCGTCACCGCGTTGGCCGGTGCGAATCGGAAGCTGCATCATTGCCTCGCCGAAGTTAACGCTTGCGCTCTCGGCAGCGTCGAAGACTTGTGCTGGTGTGGTGTAGTTGATAGTCATGGTGTTAGCTCCTTGTAGTTACTGCGTTGAACTCGGGGACAACGTGTTCCCTGAGTGCGTTGCTCGACTGCAACACAGCTATATTATACCACAATAGGCTACCAAATACCCTTGACAATACCCCCCTCGGCGACCCCACCGTACCCCATCCCCCCGAGATTTGGCAGCGTCGTAGCTTGACCATATAACACTATTCCTCACACGCACCACAACTTTTGTTAGCAATCTGTCAAGCCCATAAATTTTATAAAAATTTTAACAACTCTTGTCAAACACTTGACACGTACCCGCGAAAAAAAGCCCGCCGGGAGATGGGGCGGGCAAAACAACAACTAGGAGAAGTACTACAGAAACGACACAGAAGTGTCAAAGTGCAGTATATACTCGCGTTAACGCTACGACAAGGAGCGCGTAATGCTGGAGCATTTGGTGGATGGCAGTGTTATTTTTGAACCGGAGGTGATCCCCACCCCGGATAAACTGCGCATGCTTGAAAAAGCAACACCACAAGAGTTGTTTAATAGTCAAATTAATACCTCTGATTGGCTAACAGAACTGGGCGCAGCCCCCGACCCGTTAGAAAAAGCGCAAAACGCCGAAGCTAACCGGGCATTTACGGCGCTGGCAACACCTGCCAGTGATGAAGAGAAGAAAGCCGCCTTAACAAAGCTAAACACACCCGCTGCCGTGCGGCATCTAGTGGGTATGTTGACCGCATACGACTGGAAGTTTGTTGAACAGGCGCAAGAACTTCGGGGGTATGCCGTCAGTCAGCTATTAGAAGAGACAAAACATCCCGATGCAAAGATCAGGCTAAAAGCGCTAGAGCTTCTTGGCAAGGTGACCGAGGTTGCGCTCTTTACAGAACGGGTAGAAATGAAGAAAACCGAACTCAGCGACAACGAGTTGGAGCAGCGCATCAAGGATAAGCTGGCAAAAATGGCAAGAATTGTGGATGTGACGGACATAAGTGAAATAACTGAATTAAATGAAGTAAACGAGACGGATGAACCTGACCCCGCATGAAATAACCGCGCTACAGCGCGTGTTGCCAACGCTCTCCCCGCAGGAGAAAGCGGAGTTATTGGCTGATCTTGAAGAAAGAGCAGCGCGTGCTGCCAAAAAAGCAGCACAAAACAACGTGTTGGGGTTCGCAACAGAGGTCTATCCGGGGTTTAAGATCGGGCCACACCACAGAAAGCTGGCAAAAATATTCACGGACGTGATTGAAGGTAAGAAAAAGCGCGTCATAATTAATATTGCGCCGCGTATGGGTAAGTCGGAGTTCTCTTCCTACCTGTTTCCGGCGTTTTTCTTGGGTAAATACCCCGAAAAGAAGATCATTATGGGCACGCACACCGCTGGCCTGTCAGAAGATTTCGGTAGAAGGGTGAGAAATTTAATTGAAAGCGAAGAATACCGATCCATTTTTCCCAATACTCAAGTCGCCGACGACCAGAAAGCGGCAGGAAAATGGTCTACCTCTGCGGGAGGACAATATTACGCAGCAGGTGTTGGTGGCGCACTGGCCGGTCGTGGTGCAGACCTTTTTGTCATCGATGACCCGCACTCAGAACAAGACATGAAGGCCAACAGCCGTCTGGCATTTGACTCCGCATGGAGTTGGTTCCAGACAGGCCCATTACAGCGTCTGATGCCCGGAGGGGCAATCATTGTCATCATGACACGCTGGAGTCTGATTGACCTAACAGGTCGCCTGATCGACTTCTCTATTAAGAATCCCGGTGCAGATCAGTGGGAAATTGTGGAGTTACCCGCCATCTTGCCGTCTGGCAAAAGCCTGTGGCCTGAACAGTGGCCGGTGGAGCAGCTAGAGGCAAAAAAGGCAGCGCTTGACCCGCGCTTCTGGAATGCGCAATATATGCAGCAGCCAACGGCTGACGGGGCCGCTTTTATCCCGCGATCTGCATGGCAGATTTGGCCGCACGAAAAACCTCCGCAGTGCGAGTTCATCATACAAAGCTGGGATACTGCGCACGAAACAAAAACCACCTCTGACTACAGCGCCTGCACAACGTGGGGCGTGTGGTACAACGAAGAGGATGGCAACAGTCCACACTTAATACTGCTCGACGCCTTTAAAGACAGGATGATGTTTCCTGAACTGAAGGAGGCTGCGTTCAAGCATTGGAAAGAGTGGGACCCCGATGCGTTCATCGTGGAAAAGAAAGCTGCTGGCTCGCCGTTGATACAAGAACTGCGGCGCATGGGTATTCCGGTACAAGAGTTCACACCCTCACGAGGTAACGACAAGGTTGCGCGTATGAACGCCGTCTCTGATTTGTTCGCCTCCGGCAAGGTGTGGGCACCGGATACGCGTTGGGCGCGAGAAGTCATTGAAGAAGTGGCCGCGTTCCCTGTTGGCGATCATGACGACTTCGTTGATACCACTACGCAAGCATTACTGCGTTACCGCCAAGGTGGGTTTATTAGCCTGCCGTCCGATTATGAAGATGAACCTGCGTTGTTTCGGCGCAAACAGTTTGCCTATTACTGATTTTTAAGGAGCCAGCATGGCGACGAATTTTGACAAAGCCCTTTATCAAGCACCTTTGGGTTTACCAGAAGACGATGCAGAAGGCATCGAGATTGAAATCGTAGACCCAGAGGCCGTGCACATCGAGGGGCCGGGGTTCGAGATCGACATCGAGAAAGATGGCGAGGAAGAAGACTTCAACGCGAACCTCGTTGATGAGTTGCCGGGCGACGTGCTGGAGACGTTGGCGTCTGACTTGCAGGAAGACATTACAAATGATTTGTCGGCACGCAAGGATTGGGAAGATACCTATAAAGACGGCTTGACGTTACTTGGATTGAAGTACGAGGAGAGGACTGAACCGTGGAATGGCGCTTGTGGTGTGTTTCACCCGATGATTACCGAAGCGGTAGTGCGGTTCCAAGCAGAGACAATTACAGAGACTTTTCCTGCTTCCGGGCCTGTGAGAACCAAGATCATCGGCAAGGAAACAACCAAGAAGAAGGAAGCAGCGGAACGTGTACAAGAGGACATGAACTACCAGTTGACGGAAGTCATGGTGGAGTTTCGTCCGGAGCATGAGCGCATGTTGTGGAGCCTGCCTGCGACCGGCAGCGCGTTCAAGAAAGTGTATTACGATCCGAATATAGAGAGACAGATTTCGTTGTTTGTACCGGCAGAAGACATCATCCTGCCATACGGCACAACAGAACTCTCAAGCTGCCAGCGCATCACACATCGTATGCGCAAAACAGAAAGCGAAATCATCAAGCTACAGCAGGCCGGGTTCTATGCCGATGTAGAGCTAGGCGAACCGACAAAGTTCAAGTCAGATATTCAGGAGCGCAAGGATAAAGAGTCCGGGCTGTCAGCAAGCTACGATGATCGGTTTGAGTTGTATGAGTGCCATGTTGATTTAGACCTGCCGGGGTTTGAAGATAAGGATGACGACGGTGAAGCCACGGGCGTTGCGCTGCCATATGTGGTGACAATGCTGCGCGGTACAAACGAGATTCTGGCAATTCGCCGTAACTGGAAAGAAGACGACCCACTAAAACTAAAGCGCCAACACTTCGTACACTATCAGTACATCCCCGGTTTCGGTGCGTATGGCTTTGGTCTGTTTCATTTAATTGGCGGTTATGCGCGTAGCGCGACTAGCCTGATGAGACAGCTTGTTGATGCAGGCACACTATCGAACCTGCCGGGGGGTCTAAAGTCCAGAGGGCTGCGTATTAAAGGTGATGACACGCCAATCGCTCCCGGTGAATGGCGTGATGTAGATTTAGGCTCTGGAGGAATACGTGACAACATACTGCCACTACCTTATAAAGAACCGTCAGCAACTCTCTATCAACTACTCGGGACAATTGTTGAAGAGGGCCGCAGGTTCGCAGCGACTGCCGACATTCAAGTGTCCGATATGTCAGCTAATGCGCCGGTTGGAACAACGCTTGCGATACTTGAACGCACCTTAAAAGTCATGAGCGCCGTGCAGGCGCGAGTGCACTACTCATTCAAACAAGAACTGAAACTACTTGCTGGCATTATCCGTGACTATACGGATGACGATTACGGCTACGAGCCTGATACCGATTCACAAGCGCCCCGCGCTAAAAAGTCAGACTACTCGCACGTTGACATCATTTCGGTGTCTGATCCGAACGCGGCCACAATGTCGCAGCGAGTGGTGCAGTATCAAGCGGCCCTCCAGTTAGCACAACAAGCGCCACAACTGTACGACCAGCCCATGTTGCACCGACAGATGCTTGAAGTTTTGGGTATCAAGAATGCAGCCAAGTTAGTGCCGACAGATGATGA